CGCGTCCAGGACGTCCGTGGAGGCGCCCATGCCCTGGAAGGTGTCCTTGGCCTTGTTGGCGGCGTCGTCCATCATCATGAACCCGCGGGCGGCCAGGAACAGGGCGGCGCCGAGGCCCAGGGTGGCGATGGTCTGCACGGTCAGCATGGACGCAGCCAGGACCCGCAAACCGGCAGCGCCGCCTTCAGCAGCCGTCATCAGGCCCACCAGGCCAAGGATGACGGGGGTCAGGATCATCTTGTTGAACATGACCTGCACCGCAGCCAGGGAAGGCAGCAGCGATACGCCGTAGACGATGGCCAACGCCAGGACGATGTCCTTGTGGTCGGCCAGGAACCCGGTCGCCGTGGCCAGGGCTTGGGCGATCGCGGTCAGACCGGCGACCACAGCCCCGGCGGCCAGGGCGGCAAGGGCACCAACGGCTGGTGCGGCGACCTGCGCGATGGTCTTGAGCATGGTGACTACGTCCACGCCGATAGCCCACAACGCCGAGAAGAGTGGGGTCAGTGCCCTCACCCCGGCCTGCAGGTCGGGTGCTGCACCCTTGGCCAGGTCCATCATCGACTTCATCAGCGTGGTCAGCACCGGCAGCAGCTTGAGGCCGACCTCGATCGTGCCGGCCTTGATCGCGTTCACGACCAGTGCCCACTGTGCGGACGCGGACTTCATCTGCTCAGCCAACGCCACCGCGGTGGCCCCAGCACCTGCATGGGCGGCGGACCACCCGGCGATGACGCCGGTGTACAGCTTGCCCTGGTCTGAAGTCAGCGCCAGCGCGCCCTTGAGGGAGCGGATGTCGGTGAACAGGGAGGACATGGTCGTGACGTTGCCGCCGGTGACCCGTTGCAGGTCGGCCATGACCCCGTTCAGGCCCTTGCTCTCCAGTGCTGCAGCGCCGGACTCATACCCCAGGGACTTGTACACCCCAGCCAGGGCGTCCCCGGGGGTGATCAGCTGGGCCATCAGCTGGTTCAAGGCGGTGAACGCCTCAGCGGGTTTGATCCCGGCCTTGGTCATTGTCGCGATGGCCTGGCCGACGCCGTCGATGCTGATCCCGGCGGCCGAGGCGGTGCCGATGACGTCGCCGAGGTTCTGCCCGAGCTGGTCGAAGGACAGCACGCCCAGGTTCACGGTCTGGAACAGGGTGTCCGAGACGTCCTTTGCGCTGGATGCGCTCAGCCCGTAGGCGTTCAACACCCCAGAGATGGCCTGGGCGGCCACCGCAGTGGTGGAGATCCCGGCGGAGGCGGCCTTGGCGGACGCGTCCAGGACCTGCAGTCCGGCCGCGCCCTGGAACCCTGAGGACGCGATGTCGTACAGGCCAGCAGCCAGCACCGTGGCTTCCTGCGGCAACGTCTTGGACAGGTCCAGCACACTCTGGCTGAGCCCACCCAGGGCGGCCTCGCTCATCCCCGTGATGGAGTTGACGTTGCGCATCTGCGCCTCGAACTGCGCACTCAGCTGGATGCCGCCGGTGAACGCGGTGATGAGCTGACGCCCCAGCATGAAGGCCGCGGCCGAGGCCAACCCGAGCCCGGCGGCGACCCGCAACCCACCTACGGAGTAGTACTCGGACAGGCGCAGGGCGATCTTGGCGTGCCGATCGGCCTGGTCGGCGGCCTTCCCCGTCGCGATCCCCACAGCCTGCATGCCAGTGGCTGTGGTCCTCGATGAGGTGCGGGTCCGCTGCGCGGTCTTCTCAGCGGTAGCGCCGAGCCGGGCGGTGGCGGCCTCGGTGGCCCCCATGGACTTGGTTGCGCCGCGCTGCCCGGTCTCAACCTCTTTGGCGAACGCCCGGATGGAGGCCTTGGCCTCATTCAGGCGCTGGTCCAGGGATGCGTTGGATCCGGTGATCTTGACGCCGATGACGCGCACACCCATGTCAGGCCTCCTGCTCGGGGATTACGGCCTGGAGGTGGTGGTGGTACCGGTGGGCGTGCTCGGGTGGGATGGAGTCCCCGGCATGCTTCATTGCGTCGCAGTGGACACACCCACGGGATACGACCGTGAACGCGTCGATGTCGTTCATCAGGGCGGCGGGGACACCGCACCCGGGGCACCGGTCAGCGGCGCGCACCTCATGGGCCAGGGCGAGGTCCTGGTCCCGCTCCGACCACGACAAGAACGCCGAGTGGGGTACACCGTTGGTGGCGCAGTACCCGACCTCAGCGGCCAGGCGCGGGTCACGGTCGAGGCGGCGGCGCGCCCATTCGATGCTGGTGATGTTCAGGGCCACGCAGCGGGCGAACAGGTCCTCAGCGGCGTCGGTGGGCCACTCGTTCCACCAGTCGGTGGCGGTGCCCTCGTCGACGTCGTCGTAGGTGGTGTCGTTGCCGATGTCGGACTGGTCGGACCACCAGGTGACCGATGCGGCGATCAGGGCCGGGGCGAACGTGTCCTCAAACCACAGGTCCCGGTCCTTGACCGGCGGGTGCGCCTCTACGAGCTCGTCAAAGGGCGCGCGGCCCATCGCGGCGAGACGGACCGTGACGGTCCCGTCGTCGCCGTGGTAGGTCGCCTCGTCCCTGCGCACTCCGGTCAGGCCCGGCGCCGCTTCGGGTCGGCCACGGGCGCCTGGGTTTGGGCGAGCTGTGCGTGCACGACCAGGGCGTTGATCTCGACTTCGTTCCACGTGTCGCCCTCGAAGATCGTGGCGATGTCGTCGTCGGTCAGGACCGGGTCGACGCAGGACGCCTGCACGAGGGCGGGGGGGAGGGTGTCCATGTTGTATGGCGCCTTGGCGCCTTCAGCCTGGGCGGAGGCCGCGTCGTGGTCCTCGTCGCGGGCCGGGTGCTTGGCGAGGAGCTCACGGAGGGGGGTGCGGCCCAGAGACCGGAAGGTGAACCACAGCGTGGCGGCGTCCATCGCGTCCAGGGCTTCGGTTGCGGCCTGCTCCAACGGCTGCAGCTCGGGGCGCTCCGAGGCGTCGACCTTGGCGCGGATGGCCTCGGGGTCGATGACATCGACGGCTTCAGCGGTGGACCGGCACTCGGCCAGTCGGCGGGGGCGGGATGCGTCCAGGCGCTCCCGTGCGGCGGTCAGGTCACGCTCGGCGGCGTCGACTGCTGCGACTGTGGTGTCGTCGAGGTAGATGCCGACGGTGACGCGGCGGGGCAGCTTCCCGAGCCGGTCCTGTGGGGTCTTCGGCTGGGTCTTGGTCTTCGGTGCGGTCATGCGCGGAGCTCCTTGAGGGTGGTGGGCGGTGGGCTACTTGCCGTACTTGGCACGCCAGGCTGGTGAGCCGAACTTCAGCGCTGCGGCCTTCTTGGGCTGGTTGGCCTTGAGGCGCATGTCTTTGGGGGTTCCCTTGCTGGGTTTTCCTTTGCCTGCCATGGCGTGCTCCTTGTTGCTGCGGGCCGGTCAGGACCTGGGCAGTGGTGGTGCTTCCCGGCCCCACCCCAGCGGCGTCAGGCCACAGGCGGCGTGTGCCCGCACGCGGTGCCTGTGGCGCTACCCGGCGCCCCTGCTGACGTCCCGATGACCGACGGACGAGCGACTGCAGGGGCGCGGTAGACGCGCGCTGAACGAGGTGAGGCCGGGAGTTGGTGGGTTACGCGACGACCGCGTTCTTCTCCTGAGCCCCGGTGATCGCCAGCTCGCAGATGTAGCGGCCCGGCTCGGTACCCAGGGAGAAGTCCCGGTTCTTGGAACCGATCCGGATCGGCCAGACCTCGACCTTGGCCGCGGCCGCGAAGGTCTGACCGGTCGAGTTGATGACGATGAACCCGGTGGCCTGCTCAGGCAGGGCCGTGTAGATGGTCTTGCGGGCCAGGTCGTCACCGGTCGCGCCGGTGCCGTCGTCCTCGATGAGGGTCAGCTTCGCGTCACCGAACTGTTGCGGGCCGTCGATCTGGACCTCCTGCTTGTACTTCAGGAGGGGCTGGTTGATCCGGTTGAGCTTGGTCTCGAAGCCCTCCATGGCTGCGAGGGCGGCGCCGAGGTCCGTGCCGGCGGTGATCTCAACTGCGGTGGGTGAGGCGATGTCGACGATGGTGGGGACGAAGCGGACGCCGGTGGTGCCGCGGCGGAAGAACATGCCCATGTCAGGCTCCGATCTTGGGATCGGTCACGATGGGTGCCTTGGGCGGGCTTGGGAACTTCAGTGCCTCGACGGCGGGCTCGTCTGTGACGATGACCCAGCCCTTGTCGGACCAGACCTGCTCGAAGGCTTCGGTGGTGGTGACGGCGCGCTCTTCGCCTGCAAGCGAAGGGTTCGTCATGACGACGGTGCTCATGGGTACTCCCGTGGTGGGCCGGTCTCAGCCACGGCCCCGATCTCGGAGTACGCCGTCGTCCGCGTGGTTCGGTGGTGCTGGGAGGGCGCGGTCCGCTCTCAAAACCTCACGCTAGAGCGCGAGTGTGTCCCGTGGAGTGCGACACGCCACGATAGCGGGACAGGTCAGGTGGGCTCGGGGGTGAAAGTCAGAGTGAACGGCTGCCCGAGCTCGAATTGCTCGGCGACGGAGTCGAGCACCGTCATCGAGAGTTGGAGGCAAGGGGTGTACTTAGCCCATTCCTTGTTCTGGGCCTTGCCCTCGTCGGTGAGGTAGTCGGGGAGGAAGTTGAGGGTCGTCTGTCCGTCGGTGACGGGAGTCTTGCCGGTGACCTTGATCTTGGCTGTGATGCTCATGGTGGGGTGCTCCTTCAGGGGCGTTGGTAGGTGATCTCGAACGTCTCGAACTGCTGCCACAGCCCACCGACCAAGTCGGGGGCGCCGTCGTAGTTGGCCTTGCGGGTCATGACTCGCGCCGTGGTCAGGGCCATGGGTGTGACGTACCCGACGCGGGCCCGGGCTGCGACCTTCAGGCGGATGATGTCAAACAGGGCCCGGGCCTCGGTCTCCGTGGCACACAGGGCCTGGATACCCAGCTGCAGGTACAGGATGTCGTGGTAGTCCGACACGGCCGCAGCTGCGACAGGGGTGGACCCGGGCAGCGCCGAGCACACCACGAACGGCAGGAGCGTCTCAGGTGGCGGGGTGTCCTGCCACATCGTCAACGGCTTACTGCCCACCGTCGCAGGCAGGACCGTGCCCAGCCACGTCTTCAGCTCGGCCACGACAACACTGGGCTGCCAGATCGGGTCAACCATTGGTGGCACTTCCTCTCACACGGGCCAGGACGCCCTCGACCGCGTCGACGGCCGCGGCCTGGTATGCCGGTTCGATGGTGTCCGCGGCTGGTCCCCAGTGCGGGAACGCCGACTGCTTGTACACGCGCCCAATAGAGTCGACGCCGACGAACCCGTACTCCAGGCGGTTGCCCTGTAACGAGTTCGTATACACGTCAGCGTCCACTGAGCGCTCACCATTAAGGGTGCCCGAGCTGAACGACAGGCTGATGGAGCGGACGTAGTCACCGGTGGCGCGGTTCGGGCCCGGACCTGTACCGGGGATGTGCGGGCGGCCGGGCTTGTGATAGCCGGTGGTCGCGTTGATCCGCACCTCGTTCTGCAGGTGCATGCCGTACTCGCGGATCGTGGTCTCCATGGCTTGGCCGACCTGGTGGCCGACCTCTTCGAGGTCGATCAGGGTCCCGGTGAAGGACACCTCAACGGCCAATTCGGAAGCCATCAGCGTGCAGTCAGGTAGTCGACGAGGTCGGGGTTGTCACGCAGCACGAGCAGGGTGGGTGACTCGAACGCACGGATGACCGCTTCCTCGCGGTCGACCTTGGTTTCGCCGATGTTGAGCCAGTCAGGCGAGCCCATCGTGGTTTCGCACAGTGCGTGCTGGATCTCGTGCCAGAGGGTCAGGCGTGCTACGTCGGGCGTCGCCTCGGGGTTGATGAGGATCGTGGCCGTGCGGTGCTCGGTATGGCCGTAGTAGCCCTTGGACTGGGCCTCGTGCTCGTAGCGCAACCAGGTGTCGGGGTCGATGGTCACCGTGTAGGTCACGGCCCCGATGCGGACTGAGGCCGGAATATTATTCGGCATAATTTCGCGCTCTTTTTCAGCCATCATCGCCATCAGACCTGCCCGGTCTCAGGGAACGCGACGACGGTCAGGTCACGGATCGCACCCGCTGAGCTGTCGGGGATGGCCTTGATGACGAACTGGCGGGCCACGGCGAGCCTCGGGTCACGGCAGGTCAGCACAGTCCACACGTCACCGATCAGGACGTTGGTGACCGCAACCGGCAGCAGGAGACGCCAGTTGGTGTCGGAGCGCACCGTGCCCGGGTAGGGCTGCCCGTTCGACCCACCGGCTTGGGGGACGAGCAGGGCCACGACGTCGGGGTAGGTGACCGGTGCGACCACGACGACCTCTTCGAGGGTGTCCGGGTCCACCATGACCGTGTCCTTGCCCCGCTGGCCCTTGACTGTGGTCCCGGACGTGGTCATGGCCTGCTCGGCCAGGGACTGGGCTCGGGCGAAGACCGACGCCAGGTCGAGGTTCACTCGCTCGGCTCCCCAGTCTCGACGGCTTGGGCCATCTCGATCAGGACCTCGAGCGCGACCTCGATCGGGTTGCGGTTGAACCCTCGCGTCAGAGCAGCCTTGGCCAGGTGGTCAGGGTTGACCGACTGCAGGAACTCCACAGCGTGCGCACCCTGGACGATGGTGACCTCAGCGGGCCCGTCGTAGGTCACGCCGCCGATGAGTTCGACGTACACCTTGGTCGGGCGTCGCCGGTCGCCGGCCTGGATGGTCACGCCACCCTGGGCGATCCTGTTGGACAGGTCGTGCCCGTCTACCTCGAGCGAGCCGGCGCCGAGGGCGTCGATCTCGACATGGACGGGGTGCAGCACTGGGGCAGGGTCGGTGTGCTCGGTCTCGATGAGCGTTTCGTTTGTGGGCATGCCCGTCATCGTGCCAGTGTGGTGCGTGGCTTACGACATAACACGCTCAGCCTGCGCGGCGTGCCTGTAACGCTGCCAGGCGTTTCGCTGCGGGCCCACGAGCCACCGACGCGGCCGGCGCCATCGTGCCGTTACCTCTGCGGTCGACGACTTTCCGGAACCCCACGTCCGAGCCACTCGCTGCATCCTTGAGCTGCTGGGCGGTGAACTGCGGGCCCTTGGGTGTAGCACCGATCAGGGACTTGACGTCCGGGCGCGGAATTGTCACGCGCCTGCAGTTGGGGTGGCTGATGGGAACAGAGCGTGCTTCAGCGATGGGAAGGATCAGACCGTTGGCCTGGCGGGTGTCGTCGTGAGAGAGCCACCCGCAGTTGGGCCCGTCCATGACCTCCATGAACTTCACCTGGTGGCCCTCGGCCTGGTTGAACCCGCCCACCTGGTAGGCCTCAGCGGTCTTGGTGCGCACGACCATGTCGGCGTAGGAGGCCAGGCCGTGGCGTGAGCCGTCCTTGTAGATGATCGCAGCCACCGACTGGGCGCGGAGTGCCTTGGCGAGCGCGCGGCCCGCCTGCGTGGCTGGTGTGCCGGTGTAGAGCCGGTCCGAGACGTGGTCCCGGGCCAACGTGCGGATCAGATCCTTGGTGGTTTGCCGCATGTGCGTGGTGGCGTGCAGCAGATCTTGGTGGGTGTCAGCTGCGAGGTGGGTGATCGCGTCCAGGTCGACCCCGGTCGTGGCCACCGCACCACCCACGGTCAGGGCGGTGGCGTGCGAACCCAGCAGGTAGGCGTCACGGACCCCGGAAAGGACGTGCCGGGCGGCGATCTCATCGGCTGAGTCCGCCAGTGCCCCGATGTGGTTCTGCAGCTCGAGGAGGCGGCGTCTGCGGGCCGCCGAACCCATCGAGGGCCAGTCGGCCTCCAGCTGGTCGACCTGGGCGCTCACCTTGGCCCACACCGCTTCCAGGTCACGGCGCAGGATCACAGTGAGGGCTTCGATGGAGTCCGCGATCGCGGTGGCGGCGCCGGGGTTGTCAGCCACGGGCGGTGACCCGGCGCAGATGCGTCGAGGTCGAGGTGCCCCCGGTCACGTCAGCGGTCTCGTCCTGCTCGAGGCGAAGGATCTGCGCGTCGAGCGCGACCAGGTCCGTCTTGGAGCTCGACACGGACAGCACTCCGGTCAGGGTGAACGAGGACGCTTCGGACCCGCCGGCACCAGATGCACGGCGACGCTTCAACACCCGCAGGGCGACCAGGCGCCACCGGTCAGCCAACGCGGCCGCATACACCTGCAGCGTGGTGTCCGTGGGCGGGGTGGCGTCGCCGACCTCGTCACGGATCAGGTCAAGGTCGGTCGTCGTGAGCGCCATTATTCGTATCCTCCGTCGCGGCCGGAACTTGCTGATATGTGGGAACGGCCCCGCGCCCACGACTCGTGGTCAGTGGGTGCGGGGCCGCGTCAAACAGCGAGCAGCGCTCAGGCCTTGGCCTGGCGTGCAGCCCGCTTCGCAGGTGCGGGGTCGCCGGATTCGTCAGCGGCACCACCCTGCTCGTTGTCAGCTTCAGCGGGCTCTTCGGCGGCGAGCAGATGC